TCGTGAGGTTCAAAGCCAAGGCTGGCATTTTAACACTGAGCGGCGTGTTCCGTTAGCGCCCACCATCGATAACCAAATTCCAATCCCAGCCAATGTATCACGTATTGATACGCCTGATTTTGATGGGGTTATTAAAGAATCCAAACTCTTTGACCTCACTGAGCGGTCTTACACATTTACCAGCACGGTCTATGCGGACATCGTTTACTACCAAGACTTCGATGTACTGCCAGATGTCGCCAAGCGATACATCACTATTCGTGCTGCCCGTATATACGCAGATCGGATGCTGAACTCGCAGACAATCCACAAGATGACCGCGCAAGATGAACAAAGAGCGCTGATGGATTTGAAAGAATACGAAGGCGACACCGCAGATTACAACATGATGCAAAGCTACTCAGTAGCGCGTGTGTTGAACCGTGGGTTTAACAGAAGGGTTCTGATGCAATGAGCCTAATCAGTTCTGCCATTCCAAACCTTGTGCAAGGTGTATCACAGCAATCCCCTGCACTTCGATTGTCTTCACAGGCAGAGCTACAGGAAAACGCATTCCCATCGCTTGTCGAAGGCTTACAGAAGCGGCCACCGCTGGAACATAGTGCTATCTTAAGCAACACAACCACCGCTGGTTCGTTCATTCATTTGATAAACCGTGATGCCACTGAGCGATACTTCGTGTTCATCAACGCATCAAACCAAATTACGATTACTGATTTGGCTGGTGTCGCAAAGACGGTCACCTATCCAAACGGTACAGCATATTTAAACAGCACGACACCAACCGCCGATTTTCGCGCGGTTACAGTTGCTGACTATACCTTTATTGTTAATACTTCTCAGACAGTTGCAATGAGTAGTTTAAGCACTCCAAGCTATCCATTCAAAGGTTTGATTGCGGTTAAGCAGGGTGACTATAACCAACGCTACACGGTCTATCTCGACAACGCTGTGGCGGCTAACATTACAACTAGCGAAACTAACCAAATCGAAACAAGAACTGATGACATTGCGTCTCGCTTGGCTTCGGCAATCAACGCTCAAAGTAATTTTACGGCTTCGGCAGATGGCAGCACAGTAATCATTACCAAGACGGGCAATGCTGCTTTTGAGATGGCCACTTACGATAGCCTTGGCGATGCTGGGCTGTCGGCAACTATTGGCACGGTACAGCGCTTTGATGACCTGCCCTTGCAAGCTCCTGATGGTTATATTGCACAAGTGCAGGGTGACCAGACAAACGACTTCGATGATTATTATGTGAAATTCGTAGCCGATGATTCAAACAAAGTATCGGCTGGTACTTGGATTGAATGGGTAAAGCCTAACATCCCCTATGAAATTGACGCGGCAACCATGCCCCATTTGCTAATAAGGCAATCAGACGGTTCCTTTACATTTGAGCAAGCTAACTGGGGCGACAGGGTCGTGGGGGATGAAACCTCAATTCCCAACCCAACCTTCGTTGGCAAGAAGATTTCAGATGTATTCTTCTTTCAGAACCGCCTTGGCTTCTTGTCAGGTGAGAATGTGAACATGTCGAGGACATCCGAGTACTTTGATTTCTTCGGTAAGACTGCGCGCACAATTCTGGATGATGACCCTATTGATGTAGCGGCAAGTCACGTAAAAGTTTCAGCACTGAAACATGCCATTCCCTTTGATAGAAAGCTGTTGCTGTTCTCTGACCAGACACAGTTCATCCTAAAAGGCGGTGACTTTCTGACACCAAAGAACACCTCAATATCTCAAACAACTGAATACGAGGCCAGTACAACGGCCCAACCTGCCGCCGCTGGTAATGTTGTTTACTTCGCTGCAAAGCGAGGCGGTTTCACATCAATTCGTGAATACTACGTGATTGACGATACAGACCGCTCTGATGCTACCGATGTCACAAGCCACGTAGCCAAGTACATTCCAGATGGCGTCTTTGAGATGGCCGCAAGTACCACTGAAAACGCTCTGGTCTGCCTCTCAAGCCAAGAAACCAACGCAATGTATCTGTACAAATATCACTTTGCTGGTCGTGAAAAGGTACAGGCAGCTTGGTTTAAATACACCTTTGCTGGCTTGGAAATACTGAACGCTGAGTTTATCGAAAGTGGCTTGTATGTGGTTGGGAACAAGGCAGGTAAAACCTGTCTATTCGTCATCAATTTTGATGCTGGTCGCTTTGACACTGACCAAACATACGTCACGAAGCTGGACTACAGGTTTGCAGAAACCAACTGCACTAGAACCTATGATGCAAATGCAAACCAAACCACAATCACCCTACCCTATGAGCTTACAGCACCAACGATTGTGACCCGTGGAACCAACCAAGGCACAGTGCTTACCAACGTATCGGTAACCAACAACGTCATCGTTGTGGCTGGCGATAGATCAGCAACTCAGTTCTATGTCGGTGAGAAATACACAATGACATACGAGTTTTCAGAGCCAACGCTGAAAGAGCCAACACCAACTGGTGGGCGCGTAGCAATCACTGGTGGACGCCTACAGATAAAACACTGGCTACTTCGGTATCAGGATAGCGGTGACTTCACCGTTAAGGTTCTCCCCCGCTATAGGCCCCTTCAAGCATACGGACTGGGCGGCACGTTTGATTACACAGGGCGTGTGATTGGCGGCGGTGCTGGGGTGCTGGGTACGACAACGCTGGCATCAGGTGACTTTAGGTTCCCTGTGATGTCCAAGGCCGACAGGCTCAGTGTTATCATTGAAAGTGACAGCCACCTTCCCTGCCAATTCTTATCGGCTGAATGGGAAGGTTCGATGCACCTCAGATCAAGAAGAGTTACTTAAGTTCATTACAAGAATATATAACTCTAAATAAAAGCATATCAGCAATCTGCTCTTCGCTGTACCAATCATGAGGCGGCTGACTAAAGTTCCTTACAAGGGTAGCGACTCTATTGTTCCTTTTTTGCACCTGATAAATTTCATAGAAATTGTTATTATAAAACTGGCCAAACTGTTGGAAATCGGGGCCGTCACTTAAACTTTTGAAGTGAGAAACTTTCCAACGGTTTTTTTCATAAAGTGATAGAACCTTATTATTATCCCAGAACGATATATGTACGTTGTTGATCTTTGACACATCGATCAATTCTAGCTTTTTTTCGACAATACTAAAACCACTTACTCCAGTACATTCGTATTGATAACTGCCATCAAGCGCGAATGAAGGAACACCAATCATGGCGCAGATTATAAAAATAAATTTTTTCAACTTTTTATCTCCCAGCAAACTTCAACATGATACTTAATTTACTTCAAAAAACAACGGTGGAAGACGTTGACTACATTGCCCCAAAACTCAGACAAGCTGATAAAAACGAATGCTTGGCGGCGACAGGAAAAGCGCCGCTGAGCGTCCTTTATACCAGCCTGATGATTGGCGATATGACCCTCACAATGCGTTCACCCGATGGTGAGCGCGTGGGTCTATGCGGTGTGGCGTCTTCGCCTATAGATGACGCAGGGGTCGTTTGGATGTGCGCTACAGATGACATCTATCAATACCAAATGGCCTTTCTGCGAAGAAGCAAAGCAGCGTTAGATTATCTCGCTGAGGATTATCTGCTTTTGCACAACTGTGTGGATGCCAGAAACACCCTGCATATCAAGTGGCTTAAATGGATGGGTTTTACCTTCATTACCAAGCACGAAAATTATGGAGCCGAAGGACGGCTTTTCTACGAATTTTTAAGGATGAAATAATGTGTGAACCAACAACATTGGTGGCACTGACTGGCATGTCCGCAGGAGCAGCTTCGACTACGGCTCTAGCAATCCAAGGCGTTAGCGCGGTGACAAGTGCCGCCAGTGCTATTGACCAATCAAACAAGCAAAACGAAGCTGTAGCCAGAAATGCCCAGTCGGCAAAAGATGCCTACTTTTTGAAATCCAAGCAGACAAACCTAAGAGTTTTACAAGAGCAAACACAGGCGGCTCAGCAAAAGCGTGATGCCGACCTCAAGGCCCTCAAATCCCAAGGTACAGCCGCAGCAGCCGCCGCTGGCGCAGGGGTACAGGGCGTTGATGTGGATAGGCTCCTAAATGACTTTGAGCGCTCTGAGGGCGTCCTAGCAGACCGCATAGAGCAACGTCTGGAAGGGATGCAGCAACAGGCAGAAATGAACAAGTTGGGCTTCCAGTCCGAAGCCCAGAACCGCATCAATTCGATGCAGCCTATCGGCTTTGCAGAAACGCTATTTAACGTAGTCGAACCCATCGCTGGCTTCGCCGTTGATTATGCGGACACAAAAGCCCGATACGCTGATTTGGAGAATTAACGATGGCAAGAGCCGTAGTAGCAAACCCGTTTGATAATCAAATTGGGTCGGTAGCATCGACAGCAAATGTTGTTGATATTTACCAAAGAGGCGTTGTGGCCCGTAGTCCTTTTGAGGCTCTTGCAGATAGCTTGAAGAGATTTGAGGCAAAGGCCACACCCGCCCTACAAAGACAAGAACAGCGCGCAGCCGAAAAGGAAATGCGCGAGGGTGAGCGTCTATATCAAGAAAACAGAATTGCCATTGGTGAGGCCGTTAAGAAAGGTCTTATCGAAGAGGGAGCCAGCCCATATCTGCGCAAAGGCTATAGAGTTTCACAACTCAATACGATGGCCACCAGATATGCCGCAGAGTTAGAATCTGCGCTGGTAACCCAGAAGCTGTTTCATAATGGCGACCCCAACAAAATCGAAAGTTTTATCGCTGGCTTCCAAGAGAAATTCGTAGCCGATAATGGCTTCTCAGAGTTCGCTGACAGTGAAGTCGCAGAGTTCTTTGGAATAAACGCCAACAAGGCCAATGAGGTATTCAGAACGTCTTGGCGCGAGAAGCATGTCGCTTATCAAAAAGAACAAAACTATTTGCAGTTTGAGCGTGATACAGCCGCAATGACTACCCTGCTATTTCGTGAGGATATGACCGACACCGAACAGGCGGTTGCGATGGAGCAACTGAAGGAATGGATAGAAACCCAAGCCAAAGAACGCAGCCTTGATGGTATGAACAATACACGGGTGACCGAAACGATTATCACAGGCGTTTCACTTGCCGCTGAACTGGCGGGTGACGCAGATATTCTGGATGTGCTTAAAGAAACCAAACTAGGCACGGCGGCCATAGGCTCATCCTTTAAACGACAAGCTGAGATAATGGCTGTTGAAAATAGGATTGCGGCAAAGCTGCAAGCGCAAGCCAATACGGAATACACAAAGTTTGTAAGGGATATGAAAGCACTGCGAGGCAAGGTCAGCGGTGAAGCGCATAGCTTAATTCTATCGCCTGACTTTAGCGTTCCAGCTGTCAGAGCATTAGCGGACCAGCTGTTTGATACAGGGGTCGAAGAAAATATAGCTGAGGCCACATCCATTCTGAATTTTGCTGAAAAGGTAGCTGAGGCGTCCAACAAAGTAACGCTAGACCCAGATGACTACCTTGATATTCAAAGTAGCCTTGAAAAAGCTGGGCACGCTTGGCAAGCACGAGCGGTTCTTAATACCGCAGCCGCAGCTGGCAAGATCGATGCTAGTCATATGCGTCAATTCTATGGAGATTGGCAGAGCTATTACAAACCTAAAGATGAAGATGATGATGACCCCAATGCGCTGGACTTTACGACCAGCACAACCACTGAAGGCAAGGCCCTTTCAGCGTTTAAGTCAGTCATAACTGGAAACGAATTTGATGCTACTTCGGACAACCGCATCAACGCGATAGATGCCAGTTTACAATTCCGCATCCTGTGGACTGAAACAGCCCAGCGCATGATACAAGCAAACGATGATAAACCTTTATCTTTTACTCAGAAGATTGAGCTAGAAAAGATTGTAACATCAGCACTGATAGAACGCTTTATGGCAACCGCAGCCATTGAAATAGAGAGCGATGCAGCGCGTACAAGCATAGCCAATATGGCTCCCCCCTTACCAGATTGAGATAGATAATGGCAGAGAATGAATTTCCCATTCCCAGCGAAGCCGCTGTGGATTGGATAAAGACGTACCCAAGCCGTGTCGCAGAATTTGACCAAAAATTTGGTGAAGGAGCGGCGGCTAAATACGCTGGAATAACAGCCCAAGAACCAGAAGTAACACCACAGGCAAATGCCGAAGAAGAAGAAGATGGTGATGGCTTTCTCGTTGATATGGGCAAAGGAGTAGTTGAAGGCATAGTCGGCGCGGTGCGCGAAGTCGGGCAAACCATTCAAGGCATCGCAAACTCAGG